GCTCGACCATGTCCTGCTACTGATGCACCTTTTACAGCGATAGGTGAACCATTAACTAAAACCGTAGGGGCAAGATTACCGACAATAGTGCCACCTGCTTTATCTGTTCCTACTCTGCTGACTCCTGGCATGATTAACCTGCGATAGCGATACCTGTGGTACCCTGAGTATATTGATTGGCAAACTCTTGTTCAGTGGTAGTGATAGCCATCACTGCTGATTTATTGATTACGATATCTTTTTCGTGATCTACAGTAAACAAAAATGGAATCATTCCTAGTCCTTTTGGACCGGCATTTAGAGATAGAGGTTTTGAAATCTTAAATCCTACAGCAGTCTCTTCAACTAATTTGGCCATGATTTCTTCACCATTGATTAATTTCATAGTTACTACCGATCCGGCACTTAATCCTTTGTCTATTAACATATGTTGTCCTATTTTGAAATATTTATGTTATGGGAATTATGGGGGTGATTTTTTTAATTTTGCCTTTAGATGGCTCTACGCTAAATCTTTCCGGATTAGACCAATCGCCCTGACCCTGCCACTCATATTCGAAAGATAGATCGACTGTGGAATTTAGGAATTTTTCTTCTTCTAGTAAGGCATGAAATTCTTCATGAGATCGGCCCTCATCTCCCCAACTTGGTTTGGCTAATTTTCTAGCCCTCTTTGCGTTGTTGGTTTCAACTCTAGAATAGTCTTGTGCAAAAAAAGGTCTTCTAGGAGTAAGCGGATCAGGGGGGTCTATTAAACTTTCAGGCTGCTTAAATTTAAACGTAAAATGTGCTTGCCATAGACCCTGTTCGTCTATTTCAAATTTTTGTTTAGCCCAAAACGGTCCGGCATTTCGATCTCCAAATTCTTTCATATCTAGATCTTCATCAAAGATCACTTCAATATCATAAGCACCACGTGTTCTCCATAGCATTCGGAACAACACAAACATTTCATTGACCAAGGTGTCAGCAAAAGGGTTGATATCGGATTTAATAATATTGTAATCAAATTGTTCGTATTCTATTTCTTTAATAGTTTTACGATTTTTCCAATTCAACTTATAGTGTAATCTAGGAAGGTTGGGTCTATGAGATATTGCGATATCAGTTTCGCTGACTAAATTCTGTAAGAATATAGCAAAAGATTTTACTCTAGACAATACATGCAATTTACCAAGTTTAAAATCTTTGGTAATCCATGTGTCCATGTATTTGTGATCAAGTAAATTAAATTTTGCTGGGTTCTGCCCTGCAATAGTTGATACAGAAAGACCAAATCCAAACCCTGGAGAAATATCAACAATACCATTATTTCTATTACGCCATATGAATGTCATAGTATCTGCAAAATCTTGATAGTCCTCTGTAGGGAATCCTACAATCCAATTAGTATGTGCTTTTATTCCTACAGCAGATCCATCCCTAAAATTCTGTTCCATATCGGCTGTGGTAGTACCTTTGGCGATATCGTCTAGCACTCGTTGGCTGGCAGATTCGCATCCATAACTCAACATGAAACATCCGCTGTCTGCTAGATCTTTATAATAGTCTGCATCCATCCTTCCGTCATTGCGGCAATATCCTACCCATTTTATTTTGATACCTTTAGCGATTATTCCTTTAGCAAACGCTCTTAATTCGTTAAGATTACCGTTAACAAGACTGTCTAGAAACCATACAACATCTGTGCCTTTAGTATAATACAGTGTTTCTATCTCTTGTATAACGTCTACTGCTTGACGCTGTCTGTATTTCCAGAAATGTGTTTCTTCACAGAAGGTACATTTAGCAGTACATCCTCTGCTGAGTTCGCTATTGATACCGTTAGGTACAGCATATTCGTTAAAATCTATATCGCTGTAATCTGGTAGAGGAAGACTGTTGAGATTAAGTCTCTGTTCTTCGGGTTGATAACGCAATCTATATTCAGCATTAATATTTCCGTTTTCTATTTCTTCTAATATTTCTAGAATCAATAGTTCTCCCTCTCCTGCAACACCAAAATCAAAAATTTCATCTACTATTGGTCTTGCCTGCATATGTGGGCCGCCAACTACGATTTTGATATCAGGGAGTTCTTTTCTTAGTTCTGCTGCCATCCACTTCACTGATTCAAAATTACAATAGTAGATGGTAAAGCCTATAACATCAGGCTTAAATTTTTTAATTTCTTCTATTTGTTGTCTATAAAACGGTTCTAGGTGTTGATGAATATTTTTATAGTAGTCGTCCCCTACCCAACACCAATCTCTAGGTCCGCTCCAAGGATCGAAATCTATCTTTTTTTCTAAATTATTTTTATAATAATTCCAAGATTTAACATTTAAATCTATACATTTAGAATCGTATCCTGATTCCTTAACCACAGAATTTAATCTAGCGAGGTTATAAGGAGGAAAGTTTGTGGCCCACTCTGGCATCAATATAAAACATACTTTGGTATTTTTTGTTGATTTAGATATCTTAACTTCTGTTAAGTTTGACTGGACTTTTAATTTTGCGTAAGGAGCAATGGCATCAAGCATGGCCTGATGCTTGTCGTGATCATTGACTGCCCTTACTGGTTTTTGTTTGTTTTTCTTGTGAAACTCGCTGAACCATCCCATAGATTACGGTTAAAGACTTCCGTCTCCTTGATCAAAGAATTTTTTTAGTTCTGTAAATCCACCGATCAATTTATCATCTAGAAAAATCTGTGGGACTGTTCTTGCATTCGGTACCGCTTCTAATAATTCTTCTCTGGTATAACCGTCGCCTATCTTGCGCTCTTCAAATTGAATGCCCTTCTGTGATAACAATGCTTTTGCTTGATCACAATAGGGGCAGTGATACTTGCTCCATACAACCGCTCTCATTTTTTTCCTTTCTATGCTGAATAAACTACTTTACCTTTGCTGTCAACTACTCTAACTAACAAAGCACCGGCACGTTTTTTTCTTAGTGCTTCTGCTATAGCCGCAGATTCATTACCAAAAGAACTAGCATTCTTCCATGAATCAAAAGGGCTACGCATTTTATACTGTGCTTTGTAGTTCATAATTATATAGTCGGCAAAGCCTCATAATCAATATTTTCACTCATCACACCAATAACATAATTAGTGCTTTCGCTTTCTTGCAAAGCAGTCTGTTTCTTACTGGTGTCACTGTGCTTGTTAAACCAGGGTATTGGAGTAGACTTTGGTGCAGGATTATTATATTTAATTCCAATTTCTTTTAGAGCCACTGCGGCTGTATAATCAACAAAGTCTCTTAGAATATTGGCATTCAATCCAATAACTGGACCTTTCTTAAACAGATAGTCGGCCCATTCTTTTTCTTCACGAATCACATCTGTATACATTTGATATACTTCTGCTTCACACTCTGCTTTAGCCCGAGCAAATCGTTCATCTTCTTTGACTACTTGATTAATCATCCAAGCAGTCCAACCTTTGTGTAACAACTCGTCTTGTAGAATTAAACTGATAATATTGCCATTGCCAATAAAGATCTTGTTCTCTACCATTGCTAATGATGTAGCAAATGATACCATAAAGCGAAATGCTTCTAGTCCGTAACTGGCATTAAGGGCTAACCAGATGGCTTTGATATGTTCGTGTTCAGCAAACTTTTCACCTAGTTCTTTACGACAGTTGATCATGTGCAATTTTTCATAGTACAGCCCTATACTAGACGCCATGTCCACAATAGGTTGCGTATCGTGAATGGTGTTGAACACTTCCTTAGGCACGTTATAAATGTTGCGGATAATATGACTGTAACTACGACTGTGTATATTTGTTTCAAAGAATGTCCAGTTGTAGACCAGTGCTTCTAATTCTGGAAGGCTTACGACCGGAGTAAAGATTTGACTTGGGCCGCGACCTTGCAGACTGTCAAGAGCAGTTTGCCTAAGTAGGTTGCTAGTGAAGATATGTTTAACTGCATCGCTGGCTTCCTTAAAATCATTTGCATCTTTGGCTAGACTGATTTCTTCAGGAACCCAAAAGAATCCACGTGCGGTAGTTTCAAAGTCTGCAACTTTTTTATATTTTACTTCCTCAAATCGTTGAATGGTAACAGGTCCTGCAGGATCTAGAAACATCTTACGATTAAGATAGTCTGTGTTTTGTGTTAAATTGTATTGTTCTAAACTCATAGTTTACATGCCTCGCAGTCATCGTCTAATAGTTGTTCTGGTTCGATATGATATCCATTGCTTTGTTCATGATATCCATTGCTATGGGTAATCTCTTCTTGTTTGGCTCCTGCCTTATTGATCAAACTATAATAGAAAGTTTTAATACCCCAATAATGGGCCAACATTAAATTCTTAGCAATTAATGTTGTTGGAACCTTGCGGCCTGGGAAATGTGCTGGATTATAAAATGTATTTGTCGATATACTTTGATCAACAAATGCACCTAGAACTGCGGCAGTCTTAATATATCCTTCGCAGTCTTTCTGATCCCACATTAATTGATATTTGTTTTTTAACTTATGGTATTCAGGCACAACCTGTGTAAAGGATCCTGCCTTGCTTTCTTTTGTTGAAATTAAACTCATAGGCATTTCTATACCATTAGTACTATTGATAACAACAGAACTAGATTCAACAGGAGCAATAGCCATAAGAGTAGCGTTTCGCACTCCATACTCTTTCATCTCCTTGCGTAATGTTTCCCAATCCAGTTCAGGTTTAAAACTGGTTAAATCGTCTACACCTTTGCTTCTTAGTTCCCAGGGAAAAATACCTTGACCATATCGTGTTTTATCACTGTCTATACATCTGCCTCTTTCTTTGGCTAACTCAACAGTGGCCTCGGTTAGATAGTAGGCCTGATGTTCCATCCAACTCTTAACATCTGCTAGTGCATCCTTCTCGCCATACTTGAAACCACGCTTGGCGTGCCAGTAGGCAAGGTTAGTAACTCCGATGCCTAATGGTTGAATTTCATCATTGCTTAACTTAGATTGGATAGATAAGAAGTCTTGGTAATCAAGGATGTTACACAGGCTACGCTGTAGAATCCTACAGGCTCTACGCATATCCTCTGGATTTCGGAACGATCCCCAGTTGATAGATCCCAGTGTACATAACGCTATGCGACCATCAGCGTCGTCTAATCGTTTAAATGGACGTGTGGGTAATAGGATCTCACAGCACAGGTTACTCTGATATATCGTATGATATTCAGGATCGAATGGTCCTTGATTCATTACATTATCAATAAACACCAAATAGATGCGACCCGTATCTGTGCGTTCTTTCAGTATACCACCCTTGAAAACATCTTCAGCATTCATGACCTTTTTGCGTAGGTCTTTACGCTTTTCATATTTTACATACAACTCTTCAAACAAAGTAGCGTCTTTGTAGAA